GAGTCAGAGGCCAAGGGTGTTTCGTTCTGCCGGTCACTATTTGGTGGGGAGTGGAAACAGACTTCCTACAACGCCAACATCCGCAAGAACTACGCAGGCATAGGGTATACTTATGATGCCGGTCGAGATGCGTTTATTCCTCCGCAACCGTATCCATCGTGGACGCTGAACGAGGCAACTTGCACTTGGCAATCTCCTGTTCCGATGCCGACTGACAACAAGACCTATCGCTGGGACGAATCAACACTTTCTTGGGTGGAAATAGCATGAGTCAGCAATACCCCGGCGGCTTGATTACTAAAAATCCCGTTGTCCCAAGTGGCCCCTACCAGAATAGCACTGCCTCTGGTGTGTGGACGATGGATCAGGCTGCTCAGTACGTCAAAGCTGGCAACTGGCCGACTTCGGGGAACATAGACCCTAGTCTGTTTATTGAAAATTTGTTCTCCACCTACCTCTACACCGGCAACGGCTCTACGCAGACCATAACCAACGGGATTGATCTGTCTGGTAAGGGTGGATTAGTTTGGATGAAGGGCCGATCAGGCGCAACAGACCATGCCTTGTATGACACAGCCCGTGGCGCTACAAAAGACCTTGTAAGCAACAGCTCTGCCGCTGAGACTACTCAAGCTACTGGACTCACTGCATTTAGCGGGACAGGCTTTAGCATCGGCGCACTTGCAAAACTAAACACCAACGCCGCTACATACGTCTCGTGGACATTCCGCGAGCAGGCGAAGTTCTTTGATATTGTGACGTATACGGGGAATGGGGCAAACCGCACCATCGCCCACAATCTCGGCAGTGTTCCGGGCTGCATCATTATTAAGAGTATTAGCGGTACAGCAAATTGGTATGTTTACCACAGAAGCTACGGCAATACAGGCTCAGGGCAACTTAATACAACAAACGCTTTCTTTGCGGATGCAACTTCGTGGAACAACACCACACCTACTAGCTCAGTGTTCAGTCTTGGTACAAACGGAAACGTCAACACCAATGGAGTAACCTACGTCGCTTACCTCTTCGCCCACAACGCAGGCGGCTTTGGTCTGTCTGGTACGGACAATGTGATTTCGTGTGGGTCGTTTACGACTAACTCTGGTGGGTCGGCATCTATTACTTTGGGTTATGAGCCTCAATGGATGCTTGTTAAAGCTGCATCCACTACAAGCAATTGGGAAATATACGACAACATGAGAGGGTGGAGTGTTGCTGGGGATGATGTTGGCTTGTTTGCAAATACCAGTGGTGCAGAAAATCCAAACATTGATGCAGGAAGTTTAACCGCAACTGGTGTTTTAAATTTTACTGGACTAACAGGTGCGCTAGACGCAACCTACATCTACATCGCCATACGCCGTGGCCCGATGAAAGTGCCGACTAGCGGGACGAGTGTGTTTAGTCCGAACACAAGTTCTAGCCCTGCTGGGACAGTTATCACGACCGGCTTCCCGTTAGATGCCTCGCTGACTGCGCTTCGTGCTGGCGGGTACGGAAACGTATTCTTAGACCGTTTGCGTGGATTCCAGACAATTCCATACGGGACAACCGTAAACAGTGCGTATCTTGTAACGAATACAACGGGAGTAGAGCAATCATTGGGTGGGTACTCTGCCGGAGTAAACAACACCGGGTTCCAGATTCCTAACACATGGGCAGATTTGTCAACTATTTACTACTCCTTCCGTCGCGCCCCCGGCTTCTTTGATGTGGTGTGCTATACGGGGACGGGTGTTGCGAGAACGATAAATCACAACTTGGCTGCTGTGCCGGAGTTGATGATTGTGAAAAAGCGTAGTGGAGGGTTGGCTAGAGGCTGGTTCGTGTACTCCTCCCCACTGACGGCGGCGTATTATACAGTGGTAAATACTGCGGCAGCGACTGTAAACGGCGGTACTTTCCCGTGGAATAATACAGTTCCAACAAGCAGCGTGTTTAGCGTAAGCAATGATGACGAAGTTAATGGAGCATCAAATACCTATGTAGCCTACCTCTTCGCCACCGTAGCAGGCGTCAGCAAAGTCGGTTCTTACACCGGCACAGGAACTACAAACCAGATCAACTGCGGGTTTACAACTGGCGCAAGGTTTGTACTCATCAAGCGCACTAACAGCACTGGCGACTGGTACGTCTGGGACAGCGCAAGGGGTATAGTAGCGGGTAATGATCCGTACCTCTTACTTAACTCAACAGCGGCTGAAGTCACCAGCACAGACTATATAGACACGGCTTCTACGGGGTTTGAGATCAGCAGCACAGCACCAGCGGCAATTAACGCCAACGGTGGTTCCTTCATCTTCCTTGCGATTGCGTAGAGGTAAACATGGGTTACAGAATCAGAGACACTAGCGAATACATAATGACCGAGTTCGGTCTGCGCGAGCATTTCAAGGGCCAAGGCAAGGTTCCAAGTCCATTGACTACTGAGTGGCTTGAGTCCAAGGGCGTCGATCCTGTATTTGAAGGCCCGCAGGCTACTGGTGGGACGGTGTATCAGTACAGCCAGTTTTCTGGGTTAGAGCAGGTTGAGGGCAAGTGGTACACGAAATATATCCTTGGCCCTGTGTTCACTGATGGCGAGACAACAGCAGCAGAACAGGAAGCAGCTTATAAAGCTCAGAAGGATTTAGAGTTTGCCAAGTCTGCCCGTGACTCGCGTGACAGTCTCCTGGCCGAGTGTGACTGGGTAATTGTCATGTCTCTGGAAGCTGGTCGGGCTATTCCTGCCGAGTGGGCTACCTACCGTCAGGCACTGCGAGACCTTCCGCAGCAGGCTGGATTCCCTGTCACGATTGTTTGGCCTGTTAAACCGTAAGGAGTCGTTGTGGATTACCAAGTTCTCTTTAATCTCGCCGTGACTGTTGCGGCTTTCTTCGGTGGCTGGATTCTCTCTCGCATTTATACAGCGATTGACCGGCTGGATGATGAGGCTCGGAATATGCCCAAAATCTACGTTAGCAAGGATGACTACCGGGAAGATTTACGCGAGATAAAAGAGCTGCTTGGTGCCATCTTCAAACGTCTGGAGCATAAGGTAGACAAGTAATGCTTGACCCGATCACAGCGTTTGCCACTGCCTCTGCCGCTTTCAACTTCGTTAAGAAGGCGGTTGAAGCTGGCCGTGAGATTGAGGATGTAGGCTCTCAGCTTGGAACTTGGTTCGGTGCGTGTGCGGATTTAAAACAACACGAAGAAGAAAGCCGCGATCCTCCCCTGTTCAAGAAGCTGTTGAACAAGGGTTCCGTTGAGCAGGAAGCAATGGAAAATTTGATGCGGAGGAAGAAGATTGAGGCTCAAGAGAAGGAGCTTCGTGAGCTTATTGTCTACCGCTTTGGTGTTGAGTCTTATAGGGAGATGATGGAGGAACGAAAGCAGCTTAGGGATAATAGAGAGCGCGCAGTTGTGATCCAGCGTAGGCGCAGGGCTAAGACTCTCCAGAATTTAATTGCTGTTGTTTTAATTGCAGGAATTTTCGCAGTACCTGTTGCGGTATCAATGTGGCTACTTGGAAAGGTTGAATAATGCTTACTCTACTGTCTACGCTTGTATCTTTCCTCGCTGGTGGTCTTCCGAAGCTATTGGATTTATTTCAGGATCGTCAGGATAAGAAGCACGAACTGTTACTGCTTCAGGCTGCGAAAGAACGTGAACTTGAGATGGCTGAACGTGGCTACATTGCCCAGCAGAGACTTGAGGAGATCAAGACCGAGCAAGTAGCTATTCAGGCGTCAATCTCTGAACGAACGGCCTTGATGAATCACGATATCGAAATAGGCAAAGGTGCCTCGACCTGGGTGATTAACCTTCGTGCGCTAGTCCGTCCACTGATTACCTATGGGATGTTCTTGCTGCTTTGCGCTGTAGACGCTTTCGGCTTCTACTATGCGATTAAAACTGGAGTTGAGTTCGCTGACGCAATGGCCCTATTGTGGGATGAGGAAACGCAGATTATCTGGGCGAGCGTGGTTAGTTTTCACTTCGGTTCGACAGCCTTCAAAAAATGAAAGTAAGCGATTCAGCGATTGAAGTAATTAAGCACCATGAGGGCAAAAGGAATAAGCCATACCTATGCCCTGCCCTGCTTTGGACGATCGGTTACGGTCATGTCCTATATCCTGAACAAGCTAAACTGAAACTGGAAGAGCGCAAGGCTTATCCTTTAAGACCCGAACATGACAAGGTGTGGAGCGACGGCGGCATTGATGCGATTCTTCGATCTGATCTACAGCGTTTTGAGAACGGCGTACTTAGACTTTGCCCTAGCGTTTCTGATAGCCAGTCACATTTCGATGCCTTGGTTTCCTTCGCTTTCAACGTGGGCCTCGGTAGCTTGCAGTCATCTACCCTGCGGATGAAGTACAACAGGGGGGATTATGCTGGCGCTGCTGATGAATTCCTCAAGTGGACTAAGGGTGGCGGCCGAGTGTTGCCTGGTCTAGTTAAACGCCGATCTGACGAACGCTCACTTTTCCTAAAATAACTGCTTTACTTCTGTAAACTCCCTGCTTTATACTACGCCCTGTGCAATCCCGCACACCAAGGGCTAATAATATGAACTATAAAGATATTTGGCAGAAGCTGTCTGC